GCACTGCATCCCCACCGCAAAGAACGGACCACGCCCCCAATAAAGGGGACGGGGTGGTCACGCGATTCTCCCAAATCCCGAAAGGGAAGATGGTAGATATCAGTGTGACATGAACCGTCTCTTCACGGAGAATGGTTCCCCCCGACGGGCTTAGGCCCGGAACCCTACATATGGAGCAGGGACCCAACGACGCTTTATGGCAACTGCGCCGTAAAGTGCAGATCGCTCTAAATGAGAGTGATCCCTTTGAGCATCGAGCCCCTTAAGGGACTCTAGTCTCAGGAGACTCTTTTGAAGAGCGGCGTACCCGTCAATCACATCAGTGTGGTGGACTGACTCTGCTACCCAGCAGCGAACTTCCATCCGCTGGTAACGTCTATTGAAGCGCGATTGTTTAGGTCGAACTTCGCCTGACTCGCTTAGGTGAGTACGTCCAAGCACAGGAGAATTCTCATATGTTGTGGGCAATTGCCCCAACAACCTCTCAACCTTACGGAAGAGAAACTGGGAAGTCCTCCAGAAACCTTTTCTTTCGAATTGATTTCCGGTGGAAATCCATGAGAGTAACTCATGCACCTGCTGCCGATTATACGGTGGAGGAGTATTTACATAAACAGGCCTTACAGCTTGTCCGTAATACGCATCCACACCGCAAGATTCTCTAAACCAACCGGTATAGAAGGACTTTGCGGTATTAACCTTGCAGTTGTACTTATGCAGGTAATCGATAATCGTTGGTGTCGCATATACTGGAACGACAATGTCATCCCCGTATACGTAGACGTCTCGAGAAACGCTTTTGCAATTCTCGAAACTTACAGGAAGGTTGTGATACCTGAGAAGGCCAATTACACAAATTGTGTAAAAGTACATGGCCTCAACAGGAAAACACAAAGCACTACCCATGGAAGCAAACTTCTTCAACGGACCAATCACGGTACCGTCTGGAAGTTCAGCTCTCGTGGAACGACATGCATCAATCGCCTCCATAATATCTGGATTTGATCGAAACATCTCCAACGCAAGATCTCGAGGTACTCGATCACTAGCATCAGAGAGGTCAATTGTTGCTAATTGCCCGTCGAAAGACGATTTCATCGCCAAACTTTGGTTCACAGATTGGTCACGGAAATTAATGTGGCCAGCTGTCATCCAATATGACTCGATCGCACTATAAATTAGGCGTCGTAGTCCTTGTTGCGTGTATTGCATGCAACAAGGTTCGATGGCGATTATCCTGGGCCCTTTGAGTGTTTTCGGAACTGGAGTAACCCTAACGGGTTGCTCTTCAGTTTCTGGAATGAACGAAACATTAAGGAGCTCCTCAGATTGGTCCGGTAATTCACCTGATGAAGGAGAATAACCAAAACCAAGAAGAGGGAAGTAAGGCTCCAAACGTTCATGCCAACGCCGCCAAACGTACTTCTGGTTACCCATAATGCGTTCGGCGGTATTGCCGGGACCGTGCCTAGGGACCAACATATCCAGGCGTAAACCGCCCATGATATTGTCCCAAAGCACACCTGATACAAGACGAAATTCGTCAAGATCGGCTTTCGGCAATGAGAACATCTCAAAGGAGTTCTCAATAGCGACGAAATTCTCCACAGCATTCCTGACTCGGTCTTCCGAGCAGGGCAGCTCTGTTTTCTTGAAAGCAAGGCAAACCTGCCGAATGCTATCAACGAAAACAGCTGAAAAAGATGGGGAATGAGTAATCGCATCGTCGTTAATCCTTCCTGTCTCTGTATCAAAGACATGACTGAGCATACCTTGCAAGAATGCAGGGATTGCTCGTTGTTTTCGGAAATTCCGGAAACAATTTGAGTCAATTCTGCCGAGCGAAAGGCTTCGTTCGAAGTCCTTGGCAAACGCAGGTAAGGTGATCGTCAGAAATGACAATCCCTCGTCTTTGACCCGTGACCGGAATGTTAAAAGGTCACGTTTCGAGACCTTGACACCGCATCTGGCACATGCATCTTGGTAGATAACAAGTGCCAATTCAAGGAAGTCACTTTCGTGGCTTTTCACGTAGCCTCCTTAACGGGGGTCATGCGTCCAGCCATTGGTGACAGCCTCCGGTACCTGAAAGGTACCGGCAATCCAGTACCTTTCCACGTCTCGGATTAGCCCTTCTTGGGCTTCGGTTTGCGCTTCGAAGGAGAAGCGAGAAGCTTCTTCTCCGCTGGAGAAACATCCTGAACACCATCAGTGAGGCTTGTGGCCAAACTGAGTATGTTATGGATGATCTTCGCCTGTGGACCCTGCGCGTTAGAGATATGGACTAGTCTGTCCACATCAATGCCGGCAGATTCCAAAGCACCAAGTACCTCATTCGCTTGTTTGAGGGACTTGAAAAGAGTATTTAATTTACTCATGCAAACATCCTTTCTGACGCGTTCTTTACGATTCGCGTCCGAAAAGTTTTCCGACCGTCGTGGTGTCGAGCCAGGTGTTAAATCCGGCTCGCATAGCGTCTATCTGGGCAGAAGTGAATCCGGCTTCTGGCCGGTCAATCTGCACAGAAAACGCAACGGTTTCGTAGTCGTTAACCGAAGTTAACGGATCGGCTACGATCGCTCTCTGCGTGAAAACCACAAGACTTCGCACGCGCTGTTTACCAGCGCGTTTGAAAGAGGTGTGAGAAATCTGCAGAGTAAAAGTCTGGTCCGACATCTGATACGTGGACGAAGTCCCCGTATTTATGATGCGCGGCATAGACTTAGCGTTACCTGAAACGGTAATGGATTGTGGATCGGCTAATGCCAATGGTTGACCTCCAATGAATTTGAGGTTAACCGTGGTGTAAGCAAACGGATCTCACCCGCCGCCTAAACTAGGCACCACGGGAAATGAATCCTGAGCTTGTCCGGCTAATGCCGATCGAAGCCAAGATTGCCCATTGCGTTGGAGTAAGATTACTCCAAGGCATGCTAAACCCATAAGGAGAGTCCCCTACGTCTCTCTGCTTCGTCTTTAAGTATCGGACGAACTCAAAAGAGACTTGGCCAGAATAGAAGTTAAGCACGCAGGTTTTAACGTGCCTCTTCTCTGTCTGACACATTATGTAGAGGGCCCTGGAGACTATTCCATCGGTCACGAAATCGTCGAGTCGTTCGATGAACTTCCCGACGCCCGTGAACCAATCGACTAGCCAACTCCAAGGAGTTATCTTCCAGAGGACTGTCGGATTGATGCGAGCGCCGTACAGAGTCATTAGACGCTGGACGGCCATCCACTGACTAGAAAAGTCAGATAAATGGTCATCAAATTCCGGGCGGTAGAACATGAAATCGCCTTTCGCCCACACGCGTTTACGGGTGTATTCGCGTACGTCGTTAAAGGCGGTACAAGTCGTTCCGCTAACTATCATAGGAGCCATAAGAGGAGAAAGTTGATCCTGGAGATCCGAAGGATCGGTCCCAGAATTAAACTGCCTCGTAAGCAACTTGTTAGTTTCAGACTCCTCCAGTACACAAAACCGCTTCATCCAGGTATGATTGTCCAGGATAGCCCGGGCAATCAACTCGTTTGAATGATCCCAAACGTTTTTCAACGATTGGAGATCATTAATGAAGGGTACCCAACCGAAGTTGTGGTTCAAAAAGTTATCTGCCACCGATTTCGGCGACATTAGGAGTGATGATCCCCCCCCACCGAGACTTTTCCATGAATTATGGAGAGCTTCGGAGGTGGTTTTCAGCATTCCGGGTAGATCCCGAAGTTCATAAGTGAACTGCGAGATACCTGCTTTTGGAACGCGTGGCTTGAGACAATCCCAAGCCTTTGTGTAGTATGAGACGAGAGGTGAGAAGGATCCCAGACCTGTATTCAGGAAGTCATTCGGATTCGAAGACCCCCAGCTACTGTCTGGAACAAAGCTTCCATCGTAAGTCCAGTAAGTCCCGGTCGGTTGACCGGGGCGTCCTAGACTCGAATAGGAGCCAGATCCAACTTTATCTCCAGTCGGAACGTGCATTTCGATGTAACGAAGCGGACCACCTGACTTGAAGGGGGGACCAGGATTAACTTGGTCCCAACATTTCCTCCAGTGTGTGGACGCTGCTAGAGACGACCCAGCGTTATAAATTTGACGCTGAGAAGGAACCTCAACCCAGTTGACGTATTTTTTGAATACGCCAAGCTTGGTAAGGCCGGAAGTAGTCTTTGAACCGAGTTCATGACCCGGCAAAGGACCCTCCCGGAACCTCGCAAAAGCATTGATTATCTCGAACTTTGTGCGAGCATGACGACGTTTTCGCCGCCTTGCAACGGACCGAGCTGGTCCGGGCACAACTTCATAGATAAACTTGCCTTGTGAGGCTTTCTTTAAAAGCCTAGCAATGTAACGTTCCCATCTCAAATTAGAATCTCCTTCCAAGTGGTTTAGGAAACGAGTGTCAATCGTCTCAGGTACCCCGTGAGG